AAGGCTATGGCAGGTGAGGCATCAATGTCAAAAGAGGTGGCTTCTAAAGTCGCCTCTGATGTTGAGGCTGCTATGCTAAAGCAGTTTGCTAGTGGGCCGCGTGACGAGTTTCGTATGCGTATGTCCAATCTTGGTAAGCCTAAGTGTCAGTTGTGGTACGAGAAGAATGACCCAAAGGATAAAACTCCTTTCCCACCACATTTTTTGATGAACATGATTCTAGGTGACATTGTTGAAGCTGTGTTTAAGGGCATCATGCGTTCTGCTGGCATAGACTTTAAGGATAATGATAAAGTCACACTAAAGCTACCTCACGGTCAAGAGATAAACGGTGAGTATGACATGGAGTTGAATGGTAAGATTGACGATGTTAAGTCGGCATCTCCTTGGTCATACCAAAACAAGTTTGCTTCATTTGATGCGCTAGAGAATGATGATAGCTTTGGTTACATCCCACAGCTTGTAGGCTACGCAGAGGGTGCAGGTAAGGGTGTTGGTGGCTGGTGGGTTATCAACAAAGCTAATGGTGAGTTTAAGTATGTCTCAGCCTCTGAGGTAGACAAACAATCTGTGCTAGATGATATCCAGGATACGGTTGATTACATTGATCAAGATCAGCCTTTCGAGCGTTGCTTTGAGCCAATCGAAGAAACGTTTTACAAGAAGAAGACAGGCTTTAAGAAGCTAGGTACTGAGTGTGGTTTTTGTGCTTTTAAGCATAAGTGCTGGCCTAACCTAAGTACAGAACCTGCTAGATCATCAAAAGCTAAGAATCCAAAAATGGTAGACTACATTGATGCCTAAAAACCATAATACCAGAAGGTATCGTAGTGGCCTTGAAAGAGAGGCCGCTGCATTTCTAAAGGTAAATCAAAAGAAGGTGTTGTACGAAAAGATAAAGATAGAATGGGAAGACTTACGATATCGAACATACACACCTGACTTTGAGTTAGACAATGGTATCTTTATTGAAACTAAAGGTATCTTTGACAACGAAGATAGACGCAAACATTTAGCAATAAAGGAACAACATCCAGAGTTAGACATACGCTTTGTATTTAGTAACGCTAATGCCAAGCTGTATAAAGGTGCCAAATCTCGCTACTATAACTGGTGCGATAAACACGGCTTCTTATGGTCACATAGGTTAATACCTATAGCGTGGCTAAAAGAAAAAGGTAGACGGTGTAAACTCGAAAGAGTAGCACTAAAAACACAAAGGAAGAAGTGATGTCTTACGAAGTAAAAGATGATGAAGTTGCTGTTATCATAAAACCTGTAATGGATGAAGAAGGTAACTGGACTCTTGAGTTAGCTACAGGCTTAGCATTTGGTGCAGTAATAGACGCCCCTATGCCAGCCGCACATGCCGCTTTCGATGCTGCACTATCTATGGCAGCTTCTTTAACATTCTTATCAGAGTATCCTGATTTTGAAGAAGAGCTTGTTGAGTATAAACAAGCAATGTTAAAAGATATCTTCCCTAAACAATATGCTGCTGCTGAAAAAGAAATATCAGAGGAAGAAAAGAGAGAGCTTTACAGCAAAAATGGTAATGTGTATACACTTAATGCATTCACTAAGACACAAGGAAACGCTTAATGGTAGATCCTGTAAATAAACCCCTACACTATAATCAAGCTGGCATAGAGTGTATAGAAGCTATACGTGCTATGACTTGTAAGATGAATGGTACAAGTGCATACATGGCTGGTAATGTATTGAAATACGTTTGGCGTCACGAGTACAAGAATGGCCTAGAAGACTTAAAAAAGGCTCAGGTATATTTAGGTTGGTTAATAGATAACTACAAAGAGAATCACAAATGAACGACAAGACATTTAGTGTTATGTTTATGTTAAACATAGATGAGGAAAACAACATTTTATCATCATCTGATGAGCACCACCAAGAAGATGTGTATGACCTAATAACAAATATTATGTATGATGTTGATGATGTAACGATAAGAAATTTAATAGTTAAGGAACGGCTATGATTAATGAGACAGATCTAGAAGCATTTGGGTATTTTGATATGTTTCAGAACAGCCCTGATTGGAGTAGTGACCCACTACGTTTCTACAGCCAATTTGTTGAAGATAAAGTTTTTACTAAGGGGCGAGAACGATTAGTAGAAAACACTTTGGGTCTTGTAGGGGAATCAGGTGAGGTTGCAGAAAAGATAAAGAAACTGTTTCGTGACAAAGGTAAGTTTAGTGATGAAGATGTACTGAAAGAGTTGGGGGATGTGTTATTCTACGTTGTTGCATTATCAAACATCTTTGGCGGTAACTTAAAGAAGACTATGGAAATGAACATGGCTAAGCTGGATGACAGAGAGCAGCGCGGAAAACTAAAGGGTTCAGGAGACAATAGATGAGCAACCTACTACCAACAGACTACCAGAAATTTATACACAAATCACGTTACGCTAAATACTATGATGGTTACGGGCGTGAGTTTTGGACAGATACAGTAGAGCGCTACATGATCAATGTAGTTAATTCACTTCTAGACCCTAAGATTTGTAGAGAGATTGAGTCTGCTATACTTAACACAGACATCATGCCCTCTATGAGAGCGCTAATGACTGCTGGCCCTGCTTTAGATAGAGATAACACTGCTGGATATAACTGCAGCTATTTACCCGTAGATGACCCTAAGTCCTTCGATGAGGCTATGTACATTCTCTTGTGTGGTACTGGTGTCGGTTTCAGCGTCGAGCGGCAATACGTTAGCAAGCTCCCTGAAATACCTCAACTCTTCGACAGTGAGACTACAATCGTTGTTAAAGACAGTAAGGAAGGTTGGGCTAAAGCTTTCAGACAATTGTTGGCACTCCTTTGGGCTGGTGAGATCCCTCAGTGGGATATTGGATTAGTACGCCCTGCAGGTGCTAGGCTCAAGACGTTTGGTGGTAGAGCAAGTGGCCCAGCGCCTCTAGTTGAATTGTTTAACTTTGCTATCACAACCTTCAAAGCTGCACAAGGACGCAAGCTGTCTAGCATTGAGTGCCATGATCTTATGTGCTTCATTGGTCAGATCGTTGTCGTAGGTGGTGTTCGCCGTAGTGCTATGATTAGCTTATCTAACCTGAGTGATGACCGTATGCGTCACGCTAAGTCAGGCCAGTGGTGGGAAACAGCGCCGTGGAGAGCCTTAGCTAACAACAGCGTAGGGTACACAGAGAAGCCTGACATGGAGACATTCATGCGTGAGTGGACAGCCCTTGTAGCGTCTAAATCAGGTGAGCGTGGAGTGTTCAACCGTCAAGCATGTGTTGATCTAGCAGTCAAGCATGGACGCCGTGACCCTAACTATGAATTTGGCTGTAATCCATGTTCTGAAATCAGCTTACGCCCTTATCAGTTTTGCAACTTAACGGAAGTTGTTGTACGCGCTACAGACACTATTGATGACCTAGAGCGTAAGGTACGTTTGGCTACTATTCTTGGTACAGTACAGTCTACTTATACTAAGTTTCCTTACTTGCGTAAGGTATGGCAAAAGAACACAGAAGAAGAGCGCTTACTTGGCGTATCACTTACAGGTGTTATGGATAACCCTTTAATGACGCCTAAGAATCAAGGATTGGAGCAGACTCTTGAGCATTTACGTAGTGTGGCTGTCAATACTAACGCTGAATTTGCTGGTATGCTTAATATACCTGTATCTGCAGCAATTACATGCGTCAAGCCTTCGGGCACGGTATCACAATTGGTGGATAGCGCCAGTGGCATACATGCTCGCCACAGTGCCTATTATATCCGTACTGTGCGCGGTGATAATAAAGATCCGCTAACACAGTTTATGAAAGACAAAGGTATCCCTAATGAGCCTTGTGTAATGAAGGGTGACACAACCACAGTGTTTAGCTTCCCTGTAAAGTCACCTGAGAATGCTGTTACACGTAACGATATGACAGCTATCGAGCAGCTAGAGTTGTGGCTTACGTATCAGCGATATTGGTGTGAGCATAAGCCAAGTGTGACAATCTCAGTACGGGATGCTGAGTGGATGGAAGTAGGTGCATTTGTTTACAAACACTTTGATGAAATGTCTGGTGTATCGTTCCTGCCTCACACAGATCACACGTATCAGCAAGCGCCCTATCAGGATTGCACTAAGGAAGAGTACGAAGAGCTTTTAGCTAAGATGCCTACCAGCATTGCTTGGTCAGAGCTTACTGAGTACGAAAGCGAAGACAATACTGCAGGTAGTCAGACTATGGCATGTACTGGCGATTCCTGCGAGTTGGTGGATCTGACATGAGTGTGTATACATTAGTGGGGCGGCTTGACTGCCCTCACTGCTCCAAAGCAATGGGTTTATTGAGAGATAGTGGTATTGCTGCTCAGTACTACTCTCTCAATGACTCTAAGTGGTTACTTGACTTATTTAAGAAGTCAGGTATAAAGACTGTACCCCAAATCTGGGATATAGAAGGTAATCACATAGGTGGTTACTCAGACCTGAAAAAACTCTTGAAAGGAGAATGATATGACAGGTTTTGAATTTATGGCAGTTGCAACTATTGGTATGGTAGCGGTAGGTGAAGTTGTTGCTCTTACTGCAGAGTATGGTCCTGTACTTATTGAGCAAGTCAAAGGCTGGTTCTAATGTATGTTTTAGTACTCATTATGATGTTTGAAGGGAACATAAAAGTGCAAGCTTTTGATGGTTTGTTTATGGATGTCCGTTCTTGTAATGAGTTAGCTGTTGAAATGGAAAACAGATTAATGAGTACTAGACCTACACCAGAGTCATCAGCTAACACTTACTGCTTTCAAGTACCAGAAAGTGCATAATGCAATATGAGCTTTTTAAATCGTCTGAATACCAGAGCGAAGAAGCGTTTATAGGCGAGGGTAAAGTTTGTATTGCTTGTAATAAGTACAAGCCTTTTTCACGTTTTTCTAAGCACATAGGCCATAAAGATAATCACGATGGTAGATGTAGAGAATGTGTAAATAAGCAGGTAAGACTTAGAAACGCATTAAAAGCACAATCCCCGCCTAAACCAAGTATATGTGGGTGTTGTGGTAAACAATCATCAGACATTGTATTAGACCACTGCCATGAAAAAGAAGAATTTAGAGGGTGGATATGTCGTTTTTGTAATGCTGGAATTGGTCTATTACAGGATAATATAGAAGGTGTAGAAAAAGCCCTTACTTACTTAAAAGGGTACTACAATAAAAGGAATACCAGTGAAACTAGAACGAGAAGCCAAGGCATACATGGACACAAAGACTAAT